GCCCCAAGAGCCGAATGGAAACGGCCCAAGAGCCGAATCCTGGAAACGGCTCTCAAGCCGAATCCTATCTCTATACAGATCTTAAAAACAGATCACTACATGCAGATCATAAAAACCACGCGGGAGAGATTCTTCCTGTGGATAACTTTGCAGAGTCAGGACGTGAACCAGTCATCCCGGAAGCAAACATTCCTGACGCTACCGGAGACAGTAACCTGGCTACCGATGACGACTTCGATCTCGCGATGTGGTTCTGGTCGACCATCATCGAGATGTACGAACGCGCCGCCGAATTTGACGGCTCTCTGGCAAAACCGAGAGAACCGAGCTTTGTCGCCTGGGCTAACGAGGTTCGCCTGCTTCGCCAGGAGCATGGATGTAGCCACGACCAAATTCGCACCATGATTGAGCGCATTCAGCGCGATCAGTTCTGGTGCCCAAAAGTTCAAACCATGAAGACATTACGCAACAAATGGCCAGAGCTGGCACTGAAGCTGTGCCCGGTAAATCTCGCAACCGGAGGCAACCTCGGTTTTAGCGGCAAGGTTCAGGCAGATATTCCCAAGGGTTTCAGGGGCTAAGGAGTTTTTTTAATGAAAACAACCAAATCCAAGAAAACACAATACAACGGTGAAATCACGATGATCGAATTTCTCAAAGCTAATTCTTATTTGACTACGCGTGAAATCGCCAATGCGCTGGGGCGCGGTATGTCGTCAGTGAATGGCCAAATTCGCCAGTTGCATGGAACAGGGCAGATTGTCCAGAGCGGCCTACGCAACGGCGCAGCCTTGTGGCGCTTTAACGACATGCCGTTTGGCTGTGCGAACCGTATCCGCATGATGTTTGAAAACCTTCTGAGGGAATGTCGCGGGGTCTCTCAATGAAATTACAGAAATGTCCTGATTGCGGCGCGGTACCTGAGTTTCACTGGAAAGATTATACGTTTGGCTCATGTTCAGGCGCCCTGAAATGCCCGTATGACCATTACCGGGTCCAGCACAGTTACTGGGCTGGTGGAAAGAACAAAGCCAGACATGCTCTGGAACAAAAATGGGTGGAAGCGGTGAATAAAAACGAGGTTAAAAATGGCTAATTCATTCAGACAAATGCGAGACGGCGACGTCATCAAACGCACCGATAGTGGCATGTTCATCAGGATTGAAGAGTTGCATGTCAAGCCGAATTTCAATCGCCGTGAGGACGACGATCGTACCCGCCAGGCTGATGACGAATTATTTAATTACCTGATGAATGGTGGCACCGTTCCGCCGCTGGAAGTGGTTGTTCGTGATGAGGGTGGCGTCTGGATTGTGGAGGGGCATCGTCGCCACCGCGCATATCTGCGCTGCCGCGAGGCAGGAAAGCCAGTTGAGCGTATCCAGATTATTTCCTTCACCGGCAATGACGTTGAGCGCATCGCTCGTATCATGACGAGCAACAACCAGCTGCCTCTGACCGCGGTTGAGCAGGCCGCTGTAGTGAAAGACCTGGCCGCATTCAACCTGACAACAGCGGAAATCGCAAAGCTGGTGCACAAGTCGATCCCGACGGTTGAGAAGCTGCTGACGCTCAGTACGGCAGACCACTCAATTCAGATGAGCGTGAAATCTGGTGAAGTATCGGCATCCGTAGCGGTAGACCGAATCAAAGAGCACGGTGAAAAGGCTGGCGAAGTGCTGGCGCAGGATAAGGCTAAAGCCGCTGCTGCTGGTGTGAAAAGGGTCACCAAAGCGTTTGTGTCGCCGGAAATCAGCGTGAAGAAAGCGCGCCGCGCGGTAGAACTGCTGGCGCTGGCGCAAATCAGTGACGAAGGAGTTATCGCCCTGGACGCCCTGGCACTGGCTGAAATGCTGGAAATTATCGATGAGCAGAAAAAAATCGCTGCGGATCGCAGTAAGGTGGGAGCATGAGCATAGTTGGAGATTATTTCTTTGAGTTCCCTGCGTCTCGTGGCGTTCAGGGCGGAGCGATTGTCCTGATGATGACAGTGCCAGCACGAACCCTGGCACGTGTCCTCGCCAGTGATAATTACGGGGATACTTTAGAACGTTCACAGCGTGAAATTAACCCAGCACGTGCTAAGAAATTCTATGAATACCTGGTTAATGCTCACGAAAATAAAGAACCCTTCATTATCCCTCCGCTCGTCGGTAACTGTAACTCAGAGATTGAGTACCATGAGTTCGGCAATACCAACGTTGGTGTTGTGCGCTTCCCTATGGATGCAGAAATTAAACTTTTTGACGGCCAGCACCGTGCAGCTGGGATCGCCGAATTTTGCCGCACAGTTGGCGAACCTATCCACGTACCACTAATGCTCACACATAAGCTCTCGTTGAAAACACGGCAGCAGTTCTTTTCCGACATTAACAACAATGTTTCGAAGCCATCAGCAGCTATCAACATGGCCTATAACGGGCGTGATAAGAACGCTCAAGAGATGGTTAGTTTTATCAGTTCACACGATTTATTTTCTGAAATAACCGATTTTGAGCACAACGTTGTTCCGGCTAAAAGCGACAAGTGGGTGAGCTTCAAAGCCCTTAGCGATGCCACGGCGAAATTCTCCAGCTCCTGCTCACAAGATGATCTTGAGGGGTTATGGAATGCATGGCTAATGCTGACAGGTTTAGATGATATTCGCCGTGGCACGAACCAGGCCGAGTACAAGCGAGAGTATATCCAGTTCCATGCGGTGATGATTAACGCCTTCGGCTACGCAGTACAGAGATTAAGTGAAGGCCGGGGAGTTCGTGGGGTCACGCTGATGATTGAAGACCTGGTAATGAATACCAGCATTGCCGACCGTGAAGATTTTTTCCTTATTTCTGCATGGGATGGTATTTGCGCCAGCTGCGATAAATCCAGACCAACAGTCATTGCTAACGTCTCATCTCAGAAATCAGCTGCATCACGCCTGATGGACGCCATCGTGAATAAAAACTTGTCTGCCCGTAGCGATAAGGAGCCTACCAATGACCAATAACCAGTTAACAGACAAGCGCTTGGAGCAACTGGCGAAACGTAATTTCTGCCAAACCAGAGGAGAGGAGTACACACCGTTTGGCGACGAGGTTGTCTCGATGGCTGCAGAGCTACAGGAACGCCGCAAGGCCGAGAGGGACAGCGAGCCGGTGGCGTGGTTGGCGATTTATCACGGAGAGGTGTACGACGATGCGATCGGCATTACTCGCTCCGTTGTTGAGGCTCAAGCGGATCGTTTCGGCTGGGAGTTGGCGTTAACGGAAATCATACCGTTATATCGCCACACGCAGCCAGCTCCAGAACGCGAGCAGATCCGCCGCGAGCACGCCGAGTGGTCACAGGCCACGTTCGGTGGTGTCGGACCGGTAGGCCCGTTGAAGCACCTCAGCAAAGAAGCGCTGGAAGCCGCTGCCGAACTCGACGACCTCAGAGAGTGGGCTGATATACAATTCCTGCTGTGGGATGCACAACGCCGTGCCGGTATCACTGACAAGCAGATTACCCAGGCGATGATCGAAAAACTGGCGGTGAACAAACTGCGTGATTGGCCGGAGCCCAAAGACGGAGAGCCAAGACTACATTTGAAATAATAGCTACTTTTACTTTTAAATTTGCACATTTGGTGGTTGTATCTTTTTACTACAAGTAGTTAAATCAGTTTATCCCCGCGAGAGATCCGAAAAGGAGGGCCTAATTTTGTCCGAGTTTTTGTATTCCCCCGCATGCCGCTGCAGAGCACTACATCTGAGCGTCTGACCAGGGGATGAACCAAGATTGGATAGTGAGAAGAAAGTGGCGCGTAAGGCTGAGCTGAGCGTGCCGGCTGACCCGGATGGGGAGCAGCTTTCGCCGATGTCGTAGTGGACGTCGGTCAATGCATGAAAAGCTGAGAGGTCAGACAACCAACTTGCCAGAGGAGCATCTCCTGCGTGATGCTTGAGAGCCAACCGAAAGCAATGCGAAAAAGCATAAACTCGGTCTTCCAGTCGCCTAAACTACCGCCTCATGGCGGTATTTTTTTTCTTGCGAATTAAAGGATATGATATGAACGAAGCATGGGCGGCAATTACCGCAGGGGTGATTGCGGCAGCGGCAGGTGGTATCGGTTTGGTAATGACCAAAGAAAACAAGACTTCTGAATTCCGCCAGACATGGATACAAGAGTTGAGGCTCGCCCTTACCACATTTAGTTCGATTCTTTTAACAGTGCGGAATTTATCTGCAGAAGGTAATCTTGTCCCTGAAGGTGATAAGCAAAGAGTCAGTCAATTGCTATCTGAAATAAACCTTAGGATAAATTATGGAGAGCAGTCTCCTGAAGAAGAGCGGTTATCAGAAGTTATAACGAAAATGCTTGAAGACGCCTATGCAGGCAACGCGCAATTTACCACAACACAAGCCGATTTTACACAAGCATCATTTAACGTTCTAAAAAAAGAGTGGAAAAGAGTTAAAAGAGGCGAGTTGATTTATCAACTTTGTATGTATCCTTGCCTAGTCATCACGGCGTTCGCCATAATTTGTTCCGGCATCTATGCTTTGAACAATATCCAGAGTTTATGGCAGTTCCTCACACATTGATTTTCCATAATCAACCGGCCATAATTCCTTTGTCAGTCTGAGCAACTGACAGCTGCTATCCGGCGCCAAGAGGGGACACATGGCGCACAAGATATCTAGAAAACTATGGATCAATGATTTGTATGCAATAACCTTGCTGATCTTGTTGATTGTTCAGATTGTTGCTGTAAATGCAGTATTTGTCTGTGTCGGGCTTGGTTTTTTAAGCTTATCTGACGAAGTCTTGAAGATTTTCGCTGGATGTACGATGTCCCAGGTTTGCGGGCTGCCCAATTGCGTTGTCAAATCTGTTTATCCGAGATAAAAATTGAAAAGCCCTCTCTACGGAGAGGGCTTTTCATGTCTTTGAGCATACAATTTTCATGTGCGTCTGATCTGCGCAGCATCGAAATGGTTAATGTAGAACACCAAACAGTAACTCTTCTGACTTAACCTGTCTGGCGGTTGCCGTCCACCGATGGATATTTCCTTTTATAGCCTGGTAAATAGGGGGTTGCACCAGAGAAAAAGTGTGAATGACTTTTTTATATTCAATCCTTTTTTGTAATGTATTGAATTTATTGTTGTTTGTATTTTTGTTGTCATTCTATTTTGTCCGTGAAAATAGGGTCTTGATGGACGATCTAAATATGTCATTGTATTCCAGAACGTCGCGAGTTCATTTTTAGCCATCCCTGTACAGGAAAAGCAAAAACCACTATTTATGGAATATTCACAAGGTGCTAACTAATGAGTGAGAAAGAGATCATTGAAGCAATTCGCATTCTGGGGCGTTATGTCATTGATAGTCTGCCTGGGGGGGATTTTGTTCTTACCCCACTGGAGGATGGGGAAATCATAATTACCAAGGAATCTCACAAGCAATGCAAAAGCTTCTTCCGGAAGAAGAAAAGCTGATTTATACTAACCATCTCGGCTGAACACCGAACCTATCGCGCCATCACCGGAGTAAAGTGATGCCGCAAAAACTCAGCAATACCATTCTACACCGTGCCTTTGTGCGCGGTGTTTCTGTTTGTCTGTCGCACCCAGGCGGTGCGATATGAGAGACCCTCGTCGCAGATGCAAAGCACCCGGCTGCGGTGCCTGGTTTAACCTTACCTATTCGAATGTTTACTGGTGTTGCGAAGAGCATAAGAGCCAGTACCTTGCGCATCAGCGCGAAAAACAAAAGGTTAAGGCACAAAACAGGTTAAAAAATAAACCCGTTCACCATATCCGCCCTCAACCAACGACGGCTGCAAAACCTCTCTGCCACTGGCTGGAAGTTACGGAACGGGTAGTAAATACCCTTTGCCGTGAAACTGCCATTGCTAATGGAGAGGGGTGTATTTCCTGCGGTACTCACGACGCCAAAGTCTGGCATGCCGGCCACTACAGAACCGTTGCTAAAGCCTCTCATCTGCGGTTTACCCGCATCAATATCAACCTGCAGTGCGATGACTGCAACGTCGGCAAGTCCGGGAATATCAAAGCCTACCGGGTCGGGCTGGTGGCAAAAATCGGTGAAGCCGCAGTTCAGGGGCTTGATAACGACAACCGGATTCACCGCTGGACCATCGAAGAGCTGGAAACCATCCGCCTGCAGGCTTACGCCGACTTACGCGCACTGAAAAAAGCGCTGGAGGTCGCATGACTAATCCTTACTGCGAATCTCTCACAGCCCTACGTAACGCACCATCCCATTACTTAAAAGAGGTTGGTGACCAGTGGCGAACGCCGGATCCGCTTTTCTGGGGTATCAACGCAATGTTTGGTCCGTTGATGCTGGATCTGTTTGCTGATGACAGCAATGCAAAATGCCCTGTCTGGTACACCGCAGAAGATAACGCGCTGACACAGGACTGGTCGGAAATGCTTTCCTCAATCGGTGGTGCTGCATTTGGTAACCCGCCTTACAGCCGCTCTCAGTACCATGAAAAGCAAGCTATCACCGGCATGACTCACATTATGAACTACGCAGCTGCGCAACGAGAGAAGGGCGGCCGCTATGTTTTCCTTATGAAATCTGCAACGAGCGAAACCTGGTGGCCGGAAGATGCGGATCATGTTTGCTTTATTCGCGGGCGAATTGGTTTCGATCTGCCTGTCTGGTTTAAACCCGCCAACGACAAACAAAGGCCGACCAGCGCGTTTTTTGCTGGTGCCATAGCTGTGTTTTATAAGACCTGGCGAGGAGAGAAATTCAGTTATATCAACCGCACCGAACTGGAGGCAAAAGGCCACGCATTTTTGGCGCTGGCGCAGTTTGCCATTGATAAAAAGGTGACCGCATGAGCCGTGACGCAATCGAGCGGATCCGCTACCGCTGGAAAAAGCTTCGCCTTTGCCGTCATCGCGGCACTGTATTAGTTGACTACCGCATACTGAAAAACTTTATTCGCACCTGCCAGATCCGGGGAGAGACAGCATGACTCCAATGCAACGCCGTAGACATAATGCGGCCCTTAATGAGATTGCCCTGGCTACGCATAAGCGCTATCTGGGGCGAGCAAAACTCTTGACCGGCATCCAGTCAGGCTGGATTAAATCATTGCTTACCGTATGGGGCGATACCATGCGCGGTGAAGCCGCGCCACGATTGCCAAGAAGCCATGAATGCTGGCGAGTTATTAGAGGAGATCGCTGGTCTGATAAATCTCTTGAGCGCTTTACTGCGGCAATTAAGCAGGCGAGGGAGGAGGGTTATCGCGGTCAGCATGCGTTAAATAGAGCACACGCAATTTTATGGCCGAAACCCACTACCAGCATAATAGATACTGCTATAAGAGATGATGATGCGGATTTCGTTGAGGAATGTGTGTTAAAGGCATTCGACACAACGGATCCGGTTTATATCGTAGGGGTGAGCTTTTACACCACTCGTAAAAAAGTCGCGGATATTGCCCGCGAGCTGGAAAGAGCAGCTCCATGGCTTACGTTCAAGATGGCAAAGGATCGGGTTAACTGGTGCTTACAGGTATTTCAGGCGAAAACTTTCCTGTCTGCAAGGCAAAGCCTGAAAGCTGAATCTGAATGATTTTTTAGCAATTAGTGCTTATTTTGTTATTGGTAGTTGATTTCAGGTCTAAAAATTAGATAATCCGTTCATGCTTGGCAGAGCTGCGCCACTCGGCAGCGACAAAAAGCGACAATTTGAATATAACGAAAACCCCGCCAACGCGGGGTTTTTGCTTTCCGGCGATACGACAGGGGTATTCGCGAGATGCATTGCATCAGTACCCCTGTCACATCGCCGTATAGCGACTTAAACCAACCAAAAAAGGTAGGTTCCATGATTGTTAATTTAAGGTAAAAATTTACCGTGAAGTTACCCGGTCAACCTCCTGACTAGGGCGGAAGTTGTCAGCCAGAGATGGAGTTAAAAGTCCGCAGGCCACGGTATGACAAGCCAACGGTCTTCCGAAGCAATTCGGCTTCACGAACATTCACATTTATTTGTACTAAACATACTTTCGCCTGCTCGCTGCAGGCTTTTTTTATGGATGACCTCTTTAATCATATGGCATGAGAGTGGTATTTGACTGCAAAACAATTTGATAATAAATTGTTAATGTGGTGAATCCCCCTATGCGGAGGGGCATTGCCAGTCTGATATGTTTTTTTGCGCATTGCGAGTCGTCTGTGGACTGGCGGCGACTTACCGGGAGGCACCCGGCACCACACCTAATAAAAAATGATGATAGCTGTAAGGCCCACTTCGGTGGGCTTTTTCTTTGGGCAAAAAAAAGCCCGCATGGTTTCATGCAGGCAAGGCAGTTACATTTAGATTTTGTCCCGGTATATGTTTTTTTGTCCGGAAGTCGAAAGATACTGTCTCGAATACATTTTGTAAATAACGGATTCAAATCACAAGGCCATGCATTTGCATGGCTTTTTTATTATCAGGTCCCGCAGGAATCATCATCGACACGCTTCGTTGTTAAATCCAGCCTGACGGGCCTGACCCTTTTCAAACACACAGCTTCCCGATTTTTCATCGGAGGCGGTAACTATGGCTAAACGTATGCAAGACAAAGAGAGCATTGCCGGGATGTCCTGGCTGGTTCTGCTGATCATTGCTTGCTGGGGTGGACTTGTCCGCTACCTGATAGATGTGAAGCAGAGCAAGGCAACATGGAGCTTGATCAATGCTCTTGCCCAAATGGTGGTTTCAGGGTTTACCGGCGTTATTGCTGGCCTGGTGAGCATTGAAAGCGGACTGAGCATTTACATGATACTGGCCACTTCCGGAATTAGCGGGGCAATGGGTTCTGTTGCTTTGACCTATTTCTGGGAGCGCATTACCGGAGTCAAGGCGCCATGACAGCAGATCAGATTATCGAGGGCATCCTCGGTAAAGAAGGGGGTTACGTAAATAACCCGAATGATAAAGGCGGCCCAACGCGCTGGGGTATCACGCAGACTACCGCCCGCGCATATGGCTATAGCGGCGATATGAAGGCGTTACCACGGGATACAGCCAAAGCAATTTATCTGTCGCAATACTGGACTGAACCGAAGTTCGACCGCATTGCCGAGTTGTCGCCAGTAATTGCACAGGAATTGTGTGATACCGGCGTGAACATGGGGCCGCGTGTCGCCAGTACATTCCTGCAGCGTTGGTTATCGGCGCTGAATATGCAGGGCAATCTATATCCGGACCTGAAGCCGGACGGCGCGATAGGCAACATCACTATTGCAGCGCTGAAAAGCTATCTGGCCGTTCGCGGCAAAGATGGCGAAACCACGCTGCTGAAGGGGCTGAATTGTAGCCAGGGCGCTCGCTATCTTGAGTTGGCCGAAGCGAGGCCAGCAAATGAGACGTTTCTGTACGGCTGGATAAAAGAGCGGGTGAGCCTGTGAAAATGATTATTTTCTGCCTTCTGGCGCTGGTGGCCGTGCTCGTTCTGTTACTGCTGCGCAAATATTCTCGTCTGGAGTTTGTTGCGCATTCTCGGTTGTTGCTTAAAACATGGTCTGTCCGCCTTGGGGCTGCTGGCGCGCTGCTTGGCGTATGGGCTCAGTCATTCCCGGATGCCGCGCTTCATGCTTGGGCAATGCTGCCGCCGGATATCAAAGGTATTTTGCCGCCAAACGTTGTGGCGATGATTAGCCCTGCACTGGTAGTTCTCGCCATTCTTTCTCAGTACGTCAGACAGCCAAAGCTGAAAGACAGGGCGGATGAGCAGCAGGAGTCGCAATGAGCCTTGAATTTATAAGCGGGCTGGTAGTCGTTCTGCTTGGATTAATCGTAGGCGCATTTGGCATTGGTCATGCTCGCGGAACCAGCAAGGCGGAAGCCAAAGCCGAACAGCAGCGCACCGAAGAGAACGCCGCTGCTACCGTCGCCGCGGCAGAACGTAAAGCAGATGTTATTCAAGAGGCCAGCAATGCACAGCAGACTGTTAGCCATATGCGTGATGACGATGTTGATCACGAGCTGCGCGAAAACTTTACCCGCCCCGGTGGTGGTTGATACCGCCTGCAACTGGGTGCGGATCATCTACCTGACTGACCACGATATAGACGTGATGGATAAACAGACGAAGCGCGACATTCTGGCGCACAACAAATCCGTGCAGGCCAACTGCCCGCAATCAACAGACAGGGTTACACGATGACCAAGACAAAGAATATTGAATTTCGGCTGAGCAAACTTGAGAAAGGGCCAGACAAGAAGGTTCTGGCCATCATGGAGATAAGGTCGAGAACTATTGCAGGTAGCGTGCTGAAGCAGATTCCCTGCCAGGCGTTGAAAGATCGATAATGTCATTGAAGATAGCCTTGTAGGCTTTATTTAACTTCTCAACTGTTTTCGGGGTGATATCACTCGTAGGCGGCGCGTCGATACCATCCATTAATTCTATTTCAGCAAATTTTCTCAAAACCTGAAGGACATTTTCTTTTTGTTCTTCGGGCATCGTTTGCACGATAAAAGCAACAACGTTTCTCAGCGCCAGGATTTGAGCGTGAGTTACGTAGTAATGATCGATCATATTTTCTCCCTGTTCTGTTGAGTTAGGCGATTTAACAGTATAGAGGAGAAATGTTGTCCGCCACCCTGTAGCAGCCTTTAATCGTGATGCCTCGCAATAGCGGGTAAATTTCCATATCCAACCAAAAGAGAAAAACCAATGAGTGAAGCAAAACCGCAGGACGGCAGCACTGTAAAAGGCTACCGCACATTAACCACTGGCGACATTGAGCGAATGAACCGCCTTAAAGGCGTCAGCCGCCACTTCTGTAGTTTGCTTGATACCGATCGAGGTGAATTGTTGGCTGTCCGTAATGGCCCGGCAATGTTAAGCGCTGAGCAGGCTCGGGAGATTGATGAAGCTTTGCGCTGTCTGGCAATCGCTCGCACCAAAATGCAGGAAGCCTGTATGTGGGCATGCCGCGCGGTGGCTCGCCCTGACGCTGATTGCTAACACAACTTGCGAAAAGAAATCCACCGAAAATAAGTCAGTCGATGCTTGATGATTAGCAGATAGTCTGCTAACGCTATCGTGATAGTATTTCAGCGGAGTTTATCTATTAAAAGGAATGCGCGATGTGGACGTACTGATTGACAGTGCTTTCGAGGGATATCTCTTCCTCTTACTGGATATGTGGACAGTTTTAATTGTTGCTTTCGTCGGGTTGGCTCTGTCATTTTATGGCGTGCAAATGCGTAGAACTGCCGTCACCTTCTTTCTGCTTGCTGCGATAATCGGGACTGCTGGTTCGATCTATACTTAAATGTAGGTTGCAGAGAATATGCAGAAAGTCAACCCGCAATCCAACGGTGGCTATTACTGCGGTTACTCGTGTCATATGCCCTGAAACACATAATTTGAACCCAGGTCGCCAATGGCGGCCTTTTTTATTGCCAGAAGTAGGAGAAGAAGCATGTTAACAGTAAAAGTGATGTCGCCTAGTGGCGGCGAAGAAATTCATTGTGGACTGAGCGTTGGTTTCAACCCCAACCAGCAGAGTATTGCCGTATCGGGAATGGACCAGAACGTATTCCTGAAGCAGGGAGAAGTGACCTACGTGATGAACGCAAACGGCAAGACCATTTCACGTTACGAACACCTGGAACGACAGTAGGCATTACGGAAGCTCTTCAGCGAAGGGCTTCGATAATGCTCCCCACATCGCTTAGAGGTAAGACATGGTCGAAATCACCGACGCCCAGCAGATTCGCCTGAACCTGCTATCCACCCTGAACTATGACACTGCCGCCGCAAAAGTCGCTGTAGAGTTTGTTCAGGATAGTCCGCTTAAGTACCAGTTATTCATCCAGCAATACAGCCGCGTCACGACAGAAACCGAAGTGGTAGCAAAGACGATGAAAGCAGTACAGGAAGCAACTGAAGCGCTGCCGCTCTTCGATACGAGCGCTGAACAGTCGAGCTAGGCATTACAGCAGGCATTCACTGAGTGCCTGTGATAATGCAAATCTCATAAGGACTTAATCATGCCCGCACTAATTCCCCGAGCATGCCGTAAGCGTGGATGCGCAGGCACAACAACCGACCGCTCAGGCTACTGCGAGAAGCATCGTAATGAAGGCTGGCAGCAGCATCAGCAGGGCAAGAGCAGGCATGAGCGCGGCTATGGTAGCCAGTGGGATATTAAGCGAGCCCGCATTCTTAAACGTGACAATCACCTGTGTCAAAACTGTCTGCGTAACGGTCGTGCGGAAGCAGCTAAGACCGTGGACCATATCAAAGCTAAGGCTCATGGGGGTACCGATGATGATTCGAATCTTGAATCCATTTGTTATGCCTGCCATAAATCCAAGACGGCTGTTGAACGGCTGAAGCGCTTTTAAATATTGAGGTGAACATGACTGGATCATCGAATGACTCAGGGCTTTTGCACGCCCATACCATCTGTGTAGTGGGTGGATGCGGGTTATCGGTACGGTCCCGTAATAGCCCGTATTGCGAGAAGCACTACATGCGTGTTAGGCGTCATGGCTCTACAGAGAAACTTAGCACCAGGAAGGATGGCAAGCTGGAGCACACTGGAGGGTATCTCCTAGTGTATGCGCCAGATCATCCCTTAGCATGCGGCAGTTCACGGGTGTATGAGCATCGCAAGGTTTATTACGACAAATATGGCGCTGGTCCATTCAGTTGCCACTGGTGCGCTAAGACTGTGGGCTGGGACACTCTTCACATAGACCACCTCGATGACTGCAAGACCAACAACGAGCCTGACAATCTTGTGCCAAGTTGCCCCGTGTGTAACCAGAAGCGAGGCGTAGACAAGATGAGAAGGGCAATGCGAGAGAACTCAAGTCGCAGATATACCGCTCATGGCAAGACGATGTGTCTTAACGAATGGGCTGACTATCTGGGGATTTCCCGGAACTCTATTGAGTACCGACTCAGGGCGGGCTGGGATATTAACAAGGTCTTCAGCCCTCGAATTGGTAACAGCGGTCCCCCAAGCCGCAAGTTGGCGAAAATCGTGCACGAAGCTGTCAAATGATATCAATTCCCATTTGGATGACGACAGGGAGGGGGCGGGTCAAATCCCTGACGGCAAAGGCCCAAAGGACCGCCGCCTCAGTCAATTTTTTATACCCGCGAAAAATGAAATTTAACCAGGAGTAACGCTTATGGCTGGAACGGCGGGGCGTTCCGGGCGTAGACCAAAGCCAACGGCGCGCAAGGAGTTGGCCGGAAACCCCGGCAAGCGAGCCCTGAATAAAGAAGAACCAGTATTCACCCCCATCAATGGCGTAGCACCTCCGGACTGGTTTGCCGAAGAGGAACTCCCGTTAGCATCCATCATGTGGGAGCTGACAACCAAAGAATTATGCGGACAGGGCTTGCTCTGCGTGACCGATCTTGCAGTGCTGGAGCGCTGGTGCGTTGCCTATGAGTTCTGGCGCAGGGCGGTAAAAAATATTGCTGTTGATGGGTTATCCATCACTGGCGCAATGGGCGGGAAAATTAAAAACCCTGAACTTACGGCCAAAAAAGAACAGGAATCGGAAATGAGTTCTACCGGTTCAATGTTGGGGCTGGACCCCAGCAGCCGACAGCGCCTGGTCGGTCTGGCCGGGAAGAAAAAGAACGAAAACCCATTCCTGAAGATGATCACGCCATGAGCCGAAAAGCCTATCCTAACGTTAACGCTGCAAATCAGTATGCAAGGCATGTCGTCGCCGGAAAGATTCCGGCATGCCAGTATGTCATTGATGCCTGCCAGCGACATATCGACGATTTGTCAAAATCGCAGGGAAAGAAATTTCGATACCGTTTTGATAAAGACTTTGCTGAGCGTGCAGCCCGGTTTATTCAGCTTCTTCCACATACCAAGGGAGAGTGGGCATTCAAACGAATGCCGATCACGCTGGAACCATGGCAACTCTTTATTATTTGTTGCTCATTTGGGTGGGTTCATAAAGGTTCTAGGCTGCGCCGATTCAGAGAGGTCTATACAGAAATCCCCAGGAAAAACGGGAAGTCAGCAATAAGCGCCGGTGTGGCGCTTTTTTGTTTCACCTGTGATGGTGAATTTGGTGCGGAAGTGTATTCCGGTGCAACCACTGAAAAGCAAGCCTGGGAAGTTTTTCGACCGGCACGGCTTATGTGCAAGCGGACACCGTTGTTAACTGAAGCATTCGGGATAGAGGTTAACGCCAAGAACCTCAGTCGCCCTGAAGATGGGGCCAGATTTGAGCCGTTGATTGGAAACCCTGGCGACGGTCAGTCACCGCATTGTGCCATTGTTGATGAATATCATGAGCATGAAAGTGATGCTCTATACACGACTATGATCACTGGCATGGGGGCCCGCAGACAGCCGATTATGTGGGCCATAACAACTGCGGGTTATAACATTGAAGGCCCTTGCTACGATAAGCGTCGTGAAGTTATCGAAATGCTGAACGGAACGGTGCCGAATGATGAACTTTTTGGCGTCATTTACACCGTTGATGAGGGGGATGACTGGACTGATCCGGCGGTTCTTCACAAAGCCAATCCTAATATGGGGGTATCGGTTTATTCTGACTTCCTTTTAAGCCAGCAAAGCAGGGCCAAAAATAATCCCCGCATGGCCGGGATATTCAAAACGAAACACTTGAATATCTGGGTTGCTGCCCGCGCTGCGTATTTCAACCTGTTAAGCTGGCGAAAATGTGAAGATCAAACTCTTACCATTGAGCAATTTGAAGGCCAGCCCTGCATTCTGTCTTTTGACCTTGCGCGCAAACTGGACATGAACTCTAAGGTTCGCTTATTTACCCGTGAGATAGACGGGAAACGGCATTACTACTGTATATCTCCGCGTTTCTACGTCCCTTATGACACCGTATACAGCAATGATATTGACGATCACCGAACCGCTGAGCGGTACCGGAAATGGGTTGAAGCAGGGCTTATCACTATCACCGAGGGGGCAGAAATTGACTACCGCGTCATACTGGAAGACGCCAAGCGTGATAATCAACAGACCCCTGTTGAACAAAGCCCCATCGATCCACATGGTGCGACAAACTTATCCCATCATCTGGCTGACGAACAGCTTAATCCGATAACTATTATCCAGAATTACACCAATATGTCGGACCCGATGAAAGAACTTGAGGCTGCTGTAGAGTCCGGGCGCTTCCATCATGACGGCAATCCGATAATGACCTGGTGTATTTCAAACGTCGTAGGTAAGCATCTACCTGGAAATGATGATGTGGTGAGGCCAATAAAAGAGCAGAACGAAAATAAAATAGACGGAGCTGTAGCTTTAATAATGGCTATTGGTCGCGCAATGCTCAATGAGGAACGCGATTTCCTGTCTACTCTCGACCCGGGCGAAGGGCTTTTAATTATATGAAAACACTTATCACTGATGCCATTGGGTTGGCCGGGTTCGGTTCGCTCGCTGCAGGCGTATATCTACAGTTCGGACTGGCACCATCTTTGATGATGTCCGGTTGCCTGCTACTGCTTTATGCGCTGGTGGCGGCTATGAGGGGGAAAAATGCTTCTTGATGCCTTGTTTCGTAGTGAACCTCTGGAAAGCCCCGGCACACCGATCACGGGCGAATCGGCAGAAACAGATAACATTTTTGCCAACGATGTGTTTGTCAGCCCGGAAACGGCCATGAAACTGGCTGCTGTTTACGCTTGTATTTATGTCATTTCATCAAATATTGCGCAGATGCCGCTCCATGTGATGCGGAAAACTAATAATAAGGTTGAAGCCGCTCGCGATCATCCTGTGTTTTATCTGGTTCACGATGAGCCGAATGTATGGCAGACCAGCTATAAATGGCGCGAGTTAAAACAGCGTCATATTCTGGGCTGGGGTAATGGTTATACATGGGTAAAACGTTCCAGGCGTGGGGAAGTCTCCGGGCTGGAATGCTGTATGCCGTGGGAAACGACGTTACTTAATACCGGCGGACGTTATACCTATGGTGTTTATAACGAGGAAGGGGCTTATGCCATTAACCCCGACGATATGGTGCATATTCGCGCGCTGGGGAATAACCAGAAAATGGGGCTCAGTCCTATTATGCAACATGCCGAGACAATTGGTATGGGAATGAGCGGGCAGAAATACACCAGTTCATTCTTTAGTGGCAATGCGCGACCAGCAGGTATTATTTCAGTCAAGCAAGACTTGAATAAGGAAAGTTGGGGATGGCTTAAAGAACAATGGCAGAAAGCAGCTGCCGCTTTGCGTAGCCAGGAGAATAAAACAATGCTTCTCCCTGCCCAGTTGGATTACAAGGCTCTTACTGTTTCTCCGGTCGATGCCCAGATCATTGATATGTCGAAACTGAATCGCTCAATGATTGCCGGAATATTCAACGTTCCGGCACATATGATTAACGATCTCGAAAAGGCCACTTTCTCAAACATTACGCAGCAGGCTATTCAGTTTGTCCGCTACACGATCATGCCGTGGGTGACGAACTGGGAGCAGGAACTCAATCGCCGTTTGTTCACCCGCGCTGAGCTGGCCGCCGGGTATTACGTTCGGTTTAACCTGACCGGTCTACTACGTGGTACCCCGCAGGAACGCGCTCAGTTCTACCACTTTGCAATTACTGATGGCTGGATGAGCCGCAATGAGGCGCGGGCCTTCGAAGATATGAACCCGGTAGATGGCCTGGATGAAATGCTGGTTAGCGTTAACGCCGCGAACCCGGCAGACGACTTTAAGGCACCAAAAACCGACGAGGAAAATACCAATGAATGACCGTGAAACGCGCTGCTATAGCGGGGAGGTTCGCGCGGAACAACGCACCGATGAGCCTACCCGCATTCTGGGTTACGGATCGGTGTTTAACAGTCGCTCTGAACCTCTCTGGGGATTTCGCGAAATCATCAAGCCCGGAGCCTTTGACGATGTGCTGAATGATGATGTTCGCGGGCTGTTTAACCATGACCCCAATTTTATTCTCGGACGGAGCGCCGCTGGAACGCTGTCCTTGTCAGTCGACGATCGCGGCCTGCGTTACGACATTACAGCACCGGATACGCAGACTATCCGCGATCTGGTGCTGGCACCTATGCTGCGCGGTGATATTAACCAGTCGTCCTTTGCTTTTCGGGTAGCCCATGACGGTGAAAACTGGTACCAGGACGATGAAGGGATTGTTATTCGTGAAATATCGAAGTTTTCCCGGCTGTTTGATGTCAGCCCGGTGACCTATCCAGCATATCAGGAGGCCGATTCCGGCGTCCGATCAATGAAAGCCTGGCAGGAGGCGCGCAACAGCGGTGCGCTACAGAACGCCATTAATCAACGAATGGCGCGCGAGCGCCTGCTGACCCTTCTTAACGCGTAAGGAAATACCATGAAACTGCATGAAATGAAGCAAAAACGTAACACCATCGCCAAAGATATGCGTGCCCTGCATGACAATATTGGTGATTCGCCCTGGACTGATGAGCAGCGCACCCAGTGGAACGCTGCAAAATCAGAGCTTGATTCCCTTGATGAGCGTATTGCTCGCGAAGAGGAACTGCGCCGCCAGGATCAGGACTATATTGAAGGAAATGAGCAGGAGCAGCGCCAGCAGCAAAAACAGAACCAGGGCACACCAGAAGCACAGGCCGAAGCGCGCCGGGCTCAGGCGTTTGATAAATACTTACGCCAGGGGTTTTCTGAGCTTTCAGCAGAAGAACGTCAGGCTGTAAAAGAGCATCGTGCTCAAGGGGTATCTCCTGACGAGAAGGGCGGGTATACCGTCCCGACGCAAATGCTGAACAAAATCGTCGATGCTATGAAAGCATATGGCGGTATTGCCAGCGTTGCCCAAATTCTGAGCACGTCCAACGGGCAGGATATTACCTGGTCCACCTCTGATGGCACCTCTGAAGAGGGTGAACTTCTGGCAGAAAACTCTGCAGCTTCTGAAGGTGATGTGACCTTTGGAACTGCTGTACTTGGTGCCAAAAAACTTTCTTCAAAAATCATTCGCGTATCCAACGAACTTCTGCAGGATAGCGGGGTAGATATTGAAGCTTACCTGGCTGGACGAATTGCCCAACGCATTGGCCGCGGCGAAGCAAAGTATCTGATCCAGGGTACTGGTGCCGGCACGCCTACTCAACCCAAGGGTCTTGCAGCATCCGTTACTGGCACCGTGAATACTGCATCAGCAACTGCGTTCACCTGGAAAGAGATGAATGCGTTGCGCCATGCTGTCGATCCGGCCTATCGCACTGCTCCACAAATTCGCTGGGCCTTTAACGATAAAACCCTTCAGGTTGTGGAAGAGATGGAGGACAACCAGGGGCGTCCTCTTTGGTTACCTTCTATTATCGGTGGTGCCCCCGCCACCGTTCTGAACGTACCCTATGTAGTAGATCAGGGGATCGCCGATCTTGGTGCCGGGAATAAATTCATCTATTTCGGTGATTTTAACCGCTTCATCGTTCGTCGCGTCACCTACATGACGTTGAAACGGCTGGTGGAGCGTTACGCAGAATATGACCAGACTGCGTTTCTGGCATTCCATCGTTTTGACTGCGTACTGGAAGACACGGCAGCTATCAAAGCGCTGGTGGGCAAACCGGCATCTGGCGGCTAAGGCAATAATCAGCTTCAACCTCCACCGCTCCGGCGGTTTTTTTGTGCCCGCAGTTCGCTGCGGGCCAGGGAAAAACGATGAGCACAACGATTGAAAAGTTAAGGGCTCAGTGTCGGATCGATATCGACGACACAACGGAAGATGAGTCGCTTATGCTCTATTATGGCGCTGCGCGCCGTAGGGCGGAGAACTTCATTAACCGTAATCTTTATGAAGATGAAGTGCCGGAAACTGATCCTGACGGGCTGGTGATTGCTGACGATATTTTACTGGCATTGATGCTGCTGGTTGGGCACTGGTATGAAAACAGGGAAGAAGCTACAGATGCGGCCAAGGCCAGCATTCCCTTCGGCTTTACCTCTCTGATAGAGCCGTACCGCTATATTCCGCTGTAGGAGAATTTATGCAGGCAGGACGATTACGGCACCGGGTCACCATTCAGAACTTCACAACCTCCAGAACGCCTTCCGGCCAGCCGGTTGAAAAGTGGGAAGATGGGAAAACCATCTGGGCCGAGGTTAAGGGGATAAGCGGTCGGGAGCTGTTAGCCGCTGGCGTAGAGCATGCTGATGCGACAATCCGGGTCTGGGTGCGTTTTCGCAGGGATATTTCAGCCACATCCCGATTGAAGGTACTGACCGGCCCGTTTAAAGGCGCAGTTCTTAACGTTACCGGGCCTCCGGTTCCGGATATCAGAGGTACCCGGCTGGAAATTCTCTGCAAACAGGGGACCGAAAAATGATTGATGTGAATCTGGATTTTTCCGGTTTGCAGGATATCGCCCGAGACCTGCAAACCCTCAGCAAAGCTGAAAACAATAAAGTCCTCCGGGATTCGACCCGCGCCGGGGCCGAAGTTCTCCGGCAGGAAGTGATTGACAGGGCTCCTGAGAAAACCGGGAAGCTGAAGAAAAACGTTGTTGTCGTCACCCAGAAAAGCCGCCGACGCGGTGAAATTTCCTCGGGGGTGCATATTCGTGGCGTTAACCCGCAAACGGGGAACAGCGACAACACCATGAAGGCCAGCAACAAGCGGAATGCGTTTTACTGGCGCTTCGTGGAGCTGGGAACATCTACGGCGCCAGCACATCCGTTTGTTCGTCCTGCCTTTGATACCCGCATGGAAGAGGCTGCGCAGGTGGCGATGCAGCGGATGAATCAGGCTATTGATGAGGTGCTGGCTAAATGACAGAAGATGATCTCTATGACCTGCTGTCGCCGCTGGCAGACGGGCGGGTTTATCCGTATGTGGTATCGCTGGGCAGTGACGGTCTTCCCGATGTTCCCGCGCCTTACATCATCTTCTCGATACCGACTGACGTATCCGCGGATGTTTTCTGCGGCCAGGCAGAGTCGACACTGCGCATTCAGGTTGATGTATGGGCTGAAACGAATGACGAAGCCCGGGCGTTACGCCTGGATGCCCTGGCTCGCCTGCAGGTTCTTTCACCTGTCGAGGTGACAAAAATCCCTGGCTACGACACGACAACCCATCTTCATCGGGCAACCCTCGAAATAACGGTCATTGCCTGACTGGAACCAATCCAATCTGACCGCCGCTGGCGGTTTTTTCATTTATGGAGGCTGCAATGTCAGCATTGTACGAACGCGCCCAAAAAACGGTAGTAATGATTACATCAGTGCCGGTCACTGCGGAAGAGCTGGCATCGGCGACCTGGCTCAACCTGAGTTGTACCATTAAACAGGCCAGCTTTACCGCCGGTCAGAAAAACGATATTGACGTGACAACGCTATGCTCCGAAGAAACGGAGAATATCAACGGGCTCCCGGCACCGTCTGAGATGTCTCTCTCCGGTAACTTCTACCGCAACCCGGCACAGGATACGCTGCGTACCGCTTACGACAATGACGGCGTATACGGCTTTAAGGTTGTGTTCCCTTCCGGAAACGGCTTCCTGTTCCGTGCTGAAGTTCGTCAGCACACCTGGGACTCACAGACTAATGGCGTCGTTGCCGCGACATTCTCTCTGCGCCTGAAAGGTAAACCAACCAACATTGACGCCTCTGGCATTCTGTCTTTTGCCACAGACCTTCCCGCATCGCAGACGGTAGCGGCCGGAAGCGCCCTGACAATGAGTGTGGTGGTTCAGGGCGGCACAGAACCTTATACCTACGTCTGGAAAAAGGGCTCGTCCACCGTCAGCGGGCAGACCAGCGCAACGTTTAATAAGGCCAGCGCAGTATCAGGCGATGCGGGTGTTTATTCCTGCGTGGTTACTGATGCCGATGGCACTGTTATCACCTCTGCTGACCACACCGTCACTATCAGTTAATGGAGCGCCGGGGAACCGGCGATAAACTTAATGTCAAAACAGAATCTTAAAGCGCTGGCTCTGGCCCCGATGGCGGGTTTCCGTAAAAAAGAAGTCACCGTTCCGGAGTGGGAAAACGCCAAAGTTATCATTCGTGAACCATCGGCTGAGGCCTGGATTCGCTGGCAGGGGATTGCCAGCCCGGAACAACCAAAACTAGCGGAAGGGCAGGAAGCGCCAGAGGTGCCAGAACTGACCCCTTCAGAACGTGCTTTCCGCACGATGCGGGCAGATGTCACACTCTTCATTGATATTCTGCTGGATAGCGACCTGCAGTACGTTTTCACCGTCGATGACACCGAACAGGTTGAAGCAATTTATGGCCCTGTCCATTCCCGGTTGTTGAAACAGGCGCTTGACCTCATTCGTGATGCGGATGATGCCAAAGCAAAGTAAAAATGCCTGGCATGCAGTTCCTGATGGCGCTGGCGCTCCGGATGGGCCGCACGCTGGGCGAACTGCGACAAACCATGACGGTCGGCGAATTCAGGATGTGGGCTGAATACGACCGTATCAGCCCGATCGGTGATATCCGTGGCGATATTCTCAATGCTCAGTTGGTTTCAGCGATGTACGGGGCGCAGGGCGGTAAAGTCACCATTGAAGACGCACAGATTCAGTGGAGCGCAGAAGAGGACGAGGCAAGCGACAGCGGCGATCCTTTTGCAGGCTTAGAGGCCGCATTATTCGCTGCTGCTCAGTGACACAACTCAGTATTCATATTAATATTTTATCTATTTTGATAATATGGAGATAGTTATGTCTGAGCTTCGTTATTCTGTTTGTGCGGTTTTGTTTTTGTTTTCTTTCTCAGTGTTTTCTACAGAACTTTTAGACGAGTATTCAAATAAGTACCCATGGTTAAAGGATGATTTGTCAGATTATGAATTAAAAGGCTATCAGTTAAATATGAGTGGTGTGTGGGAAGATGATTTTCCGAAAGAGGCTGAAAAACAGAGGGTAGAGTGTAATAAGTCTTTTAAAGACTCTGATTGCGAAATACTTATGAATGCATTTAGGATTGGATACTTTGGGAAGAAATAAAGTCAATTTCTTTTATTAACCCCGCGATGCGGGGTTTTTTATTGGTGATATTATGGCTACTCTTCGTGAGCTTATTATTAAAGTTTCTGCTAACTCTCAGTCATTTCAGACAGAGATTGCCCGCGCTTCACGTATGGGAGCAGATTATTATAAGACAATGCAAAATGGCGGACGCCAGGCCGCAGCTGCGTCAAGAGATACTCGCCGGGCGATTGCAGAGTTAACTGGTCAGTTGGATTCGGCTAAGTCTTCTGCATTAGGACTAGCGGGGGCCTTTGCGGGCGCTTTTGCTACAGGACATTTAATATCACTTGCTGATGAATGGAACTCAGTAAACGCCCGATTAAAACAAGCATCACAATCAACCGACGATTTCTCTAATTCTCAACGTTTGTTGATGGACATTAGCCAGAAAACAGGCACATCATTTTCTGATAATGCTAATTTATTCTCTCGTTCAGCGGCTTCAATGAGAGAGTTTGGTTATGACTCAGCTCAAGTTCTCGACATAACTGAAGCTATTTCTACGGGATTAAAACTATCGGGTGCAAATGCTCAAGAGTCTAGTTCGGTCATAACCCAATTCAGTCAGGCTCTGGCACAGGGTGTGCTTCGCGGAGAAGAATTCAACTCTGTAAACGAAAATGGCGATCGTGTCATTCGTGCATTAGCCGCAGGGATGGGGGTTGCACGTAAAGACCTGAAGTCGATGGCAGATCAAGGCCAACTTACCATTGATAAAGTGGTTCCGGCATTAATCAGCCAGCTCGGCAAGCTCCGAAGTGAATTTGGAGAACTACCACAAACAGTATCCTCATCAACTACTAAAGTTGAAAACGCATTTATGCAATGGGTCGGTGGAGCCAATGAGGCCAGCGGAGCCACCCGAACACTCACTGGTATCCTTGACGGTGTGGCGAATAATATTGATGCCGTGGCAACGGCTGCAGGCGTTCTGGTAGCCGTAGGTGCCGCTCGCTACTTTGGGAATATGGCATTAAGCGCCAGATCAGCAACTGTTGACATTATTAATACTGCGAAAAGCGAAGTTGCGTTAGCGGAAGCACAGGTCAGGGGAACACAAATTTCTACAGCCCGTGCTCGCGCGGCAGTATATCGTGCCCAGAAAGCGCTGGAAGCAGCTCGGGGGACTGACGCACAGATAGCAGCAGAAAAACGCCTGGCGGCCGCTCAGGGTTCATTATCAAGGAACATTACGGCCAGAGCATCTGCACAGTCAGCGCTAAATTCGGTAACTTCAGTGGGTTCCCGATTGTTAGGCGGAGCATTGGGGCTTGTGGGTGGTATTCCCGGTCTTGTTCTTCTGGGGGCAGGTGCATGGTACACAATGTACCAGAATCAGGAACAGGCTCGCCTGTCAGCACAAGATTATGCCAAAACCATTGACCAGGTTCGCGAAAAAACAAAATTAATGTCTCTTCCGGAGGCTGCAGATAGCGAAGGAAAAACAAGGAAGGCATTAGATGAGCAAAATAGACTAATAGATGAGCAGAGAATCAAGGTACGTAATCTGCAACGCGATGTTGAGACACTTAATAAAGCTCGCAATCAGTATCAGGGGATGCTGGACGATTCGGATTTAATTGACGGTATAACAACAGCAACGGCGTCACTTGCGGTTGAGCAATCCAGACTCAACCAGATGCAGGAAAAGGCTCAACAGATTCAACAGGTTCTAGATGGGCTGGAAAATAGGCGGGTTATTTTAATTCGCCAGCAAGCAGCAGAGCAGAATCGGGCTTACCAGTCTTTGATAATGATGAATGGTCAGCATACAGAATTTAACCGCCTTCTGGGACTTGGTAATAATTTACTAATGGCCCGGCAAGGGTTGGTTAATGCTCCGATGCGGATTCCGCAGGCTGACTTAACATCACAACAAACAAATGCTCTTGAGAAAAGTCGCCGAGATTTAGCGTTATCGAAACTTAAGGGCGAGGCAAAAGAGTTAGCTAGACTTGGTTTTGCCGCCGACGATTTGGGATTGACTAATGATCCTCAGCACCAGACAGGAAGGCAGGAATTAATTAATAATGGAATTGCTGAGTGGAGAAATAATGAATCCAATAAACCCGCCCGGAAAGCGCCAAAAAGCGAAGAATTAAAAGCCGCTGAGAAGACAGAAGATGTTTACAAGCGTCTTATTAAACAACAGGAAGAACAAATTGCTTTGGGAAGCCAGAATACCGAACTGGCTAAAGTAAAATATCAGGTCACGCAGGGTGAGTTAGCCTCTCTTGAACAAGCTAAAAAAGAAACCCTTCTGCACAATGCTGCGCTTATCGATCAGAAAAACATTGCTGAACAGTTAAAAACGTTCCGTGAGGGGCTCGCTGACAGCAACGCTGCTGCGCGTGATCGGGGGGATATTGATTTTCTTGGTGCCGGGATGGGGGATAAGGCCCGCGACCGCATGAAGGAAATGGCAGATATTCGTACTGATTTTCTCAAACAGCAGCGCGACCTGCAGCGGGATTTCAGCAAAGGTCAGATTTCTGAGGACCTGTACAAACAGCAAACGGAAGCGCTTCAGGCTGCGCTTACTGAACGGCTCCAGATTCAGGAGGACTACAACAAGAAAACCGATGAACAGCAGTCAGACTGGCGGGCGGGGATCAGCGATTCACTGTTGAACTACGCCGATCAGGCTGCTGACCTCAGTTCAATGGCTGCCACCGCAACCAGCGAAATTCTGGATGCCACCACTAACTCTATCTCCAACAACCTGACCAGTGTTCTGACTGGTGCGACTTCTTTCAAAGAGGGGATGTCGAATATCTTCAGCTCTCTGGGTGAAACGGTGATTAAGACGCTGATCCAGATGGCAACACAGGCGTTAATCACCAAAGCGATTATGGCGTCGTTCGGCGGTGGGGCTGGTGGAATGTTCGGAAGTCTTCTTGGTGGAGGTGGTGGAGGTGGTAGCACCGGGACGGCCATTCAGAGCGCTGGTGCTAATCTTTCGTTTAATGCTCTGGGTGGTGTCTACGATTCACCTTCACTTTCCGCATACAGCGGCGGTGTATACAGCACTCCGCAGTACTTTGCGTTTGCGAAAGGGGCGGGTGTGTTCGGCGAGGCCGGTCCGGAAGCCATTATGCCACTTACCCGTAGTGCCGATGGTTCGCTGGGGGTTAAAGCTGTTGGGCGGGAATCACCTGCGGTACAGGACGCTGTGAGGCAGCAGCAGGAAAGACAACTTCTTTCAACTGGTGATATCAACGTCAATTACCACCTCACAGGTAAACCGGATGATGTAATGATGCAGACATTGGATGTCCACGGCCGCCGCCTGGCTAAACAGATAAAATCTGAACTGACGAGCGACGTAAACAATCCTCAAAATGCCTTCGGTAGAGCACTTTACTCCAACCTTCAGCCCAAAAAACCACGATAACCTGCCCGGAGGGAATATTCATGGCAGATATTTTCTACCCGGATGAATACCTGCCCATGCCGCTTATGGACGGGTACGGGTTTAAGCCCATATCACCTTTACTGCGAACGGAGATGACGTCCGGTCGCGCTCAGCAACGAAGGCGATATACCTCAACACCCACCCAGGCATCGGTTAAATGGATATTTAAAACTGATGCTCTGGCGCAGGTGTTTGAGGCGTTTTTCAGGGATGCGCTTAAAGATGGCCAGTCCTGGTTCTATCTGAAACTCCAGACTCCAATCGGGGTAAAGCCCTATAAAGCCAGGTTCGTGGATATTTACGAAGGGCCGACGCTGGTCGCGCCAAAATACTGGCAGTACAGCGCAACGCTGGAATTATGGGAGCGCCCATTACCGCCTTCAGGCTGGGGAAATTACCCGGAATGGCTGGCGGGCCAGTCGTTACTGGATATTGCGCTAAACAGAGAGTGGCCGAAGCATGACAATTCTTGAGCGACTATATGCCAGCAGCGGATCGGAGGTTATTCACGATACGTTGCAGATATCGGCAGGCGATGATAACTACTGGCTAACCAGCGGCTGGGATGACGTTTCCGTAACGCTGGAAAATGGTCAGCCGGCGACGTTTGAAGCCTGCGCGATAGAAATTGCACTGCCAGCGCGTAATGCGGATGGAACGCAGGATCTGAAATTCGCCCTGAGTAATATTGACGGTGTCGTTTCGGGAGCCATCGATAAAGTTCTGGATGAAATGAAATCAGCCACGCTGACATTCCGGCGGTACATTTCATCCGATCTGTCTGCTCCGGCATCATCACCGTATACGCTCGATATCAAATCCGGTTCCTGGACCCCGACAGCAGTGCAGGTCACGGCGGGCTATATGAATATCCTCAAAACAGCCTGGCCCCGTAAACGTTACAACCTCGCAGAGCATCCTGGCTTACGTTACTAATCTGAGGCAAACATGTTTAACGCTGATAAATACCGTTCAGTCACCTGGCTGAAAGGCGGTCGCGTATACCCGCAACTCGACTGTTTTGGCATTGTGAATGAAATCCGGCGCGATCTGAAATTACCCCTCTGGCCCGATTTCGCCGGAGTAACCAAAGACGGCGGGGGCCTCGACCGGGAAGCGAGAAAACTGATGCTTTCGCTGAAGCGTTGTGACCCCTGTGAAGGTGCCGGAGTGGCTTGCTATTCGGGCTCAACAGTTTCCCATGTCGGGATCATTGTGATGCTCGATAACCAGCTGCAGGTCGCGGAATGTAATCCAGGCTCGGGGGTTACGTTTCTGCCACTGGCGCGATTCATACGAAGGTTTAACCGCGTGGAGTTCTGGCAATGACGATAAAGTTTTTTCCGTCCCGGTTGCCGGGTGAACCTCTGGAGACGCACGAACATGGCGCGATGACCCTGCATGAGTGGATGAGCAGAAATGTCCCGAGCTATTCGCAGGACAGAAAGCATCCTGTTGCTGTCGAACTGGACGGCCGGGCTGTTCTACCTGCGGAATGGCCACTATGTTTGCTGCGGCCAGACAGCGATGTGCGGATTTATCCGATCCCGTATGGAACCGGCCTGGAAATCGCCGTGTGGGTATCGGTTGCCGTATCTATTGCCTCTACGGCCTATGCGCTGTTTTTCGCCCCGAAACCAGAGTTGGGCGGGTTTTCGTCAGGCAATTCAGCATCACTGGACCTGAACCCGGCAAAAGCGAATACAGCCAAGCTTGGCGATCCTGTCCGAGAGGTATTCGGAAGAAACAGAATTTATCCGGATTACCTGGTGCAGCCGGTCACTCGCTTTGACCCCAATGATCCCACCCGGATGACGGTCGAAATGTTTGTCTGCCTCGGGTATGGACGTTTCTCTTACACCGGCGGTGATTTTCGGGTAGGTGAAACTCCTGCTCTGCCATTAGGCGATGGCTTTTCATATACCAGCTATGGCCCTGGCGATAACGTGGCGGGGGACCGTCGCAGCGAGGTCTGGTTCAACAGTACAGAAGTTGGCGGGACATCAAGCGGGTCAGGTCTGGATATGGCTCAGACTGCCCCTGAAGCCAGTGATATCGTTGCTGATGCCATGACCGTCAGCGGTGCATCTGTTTCGTTTTCAGGTCTCGATGTCGATGATGACAACGATGATGATGAAGATGAGAACAAACTGCCTCCTGGCTGGATTGAGGGTGCAATTGTCACTCTGAAAGCGCCGGTGAATTATCAGGTATCGATTGAGGATGGTTTTAACGTTCTGACAGGTGACGTCGTGGCAGAAGTGGCGCCATATAATGGTATGCCTGTAACGCTGACATTTAGCGGTACCGATTACGATCTGCAGATTGCCACGTATACCCCCCACCAGGACGCCGTTCCGGGAACGGGTGGATCGACTGCAGCATTGCGCGCCAGTGCGTCGCCATCCACGTATGATTTTACGACAACCAGCCAGACGTTTGCTCTGACCTGGCAGGGCGTCACCTATACCCTGTCCCTGGTTGCTGACTACGGCACAATGTCCGGTTTGCTGGCGGCGATTAACGGCGGGCTGACCGGATCAGGATTGATTGCTCAGGATGACGGCGGCGTGATTCGTATCGTGGAAATCTCCAGCCCGTGGCGTGGCGGTTCCATTACGTCATCATTCCTGCCCGCGTCAGTTTTTGGCGACAGCCCTGTATTTACTGCCGGTACAGCATCCAGTGGTGGAAGCCCGGCGGTCTCAGCCAGTGTCAGGCTGGCATACGATTCCGGTACCGCATTTTCTGGCCTGCCGGACGGCACGCAGCGGATTTCCCTGGCTCACCGTGGCAACGAATACCAGATAGCATCGACTGACGGTGCGTCTGCAACCGTACAGAGGGTGGTTAATGGTGTCGTTGATAATACCTGGGCAGGTTTCCTCACCCGTACCGTCGTGGATTTTTCCGCGTCTGGTATTAACGATAATGAAACCTGGCTGGGTCCATTTCTGGCCTGTCCGCAAAACGAGGTTATCGATGCCTTTGAAATCAACTTTGCATTTCCGAACGGAATTTGTGGTTTCCAGAATAACGGGAATAAGCGGGTCCGCCATGTTGAGTACGAAATCCAGTACCGCGTTTATGGTTCCGGATCAGGGTGGACGAGTAAGCAGGGGGTGTACGCGCTTAAAAACGTTAATGGCCTCGGTTTTACAGAGCGTTTTGATCTGCCTTCTCCCGGGCTGGTGGAGGTTCGATGCCGCCGCCGCAACGAGCAGGGGAGCAACAACGCGAGAGACAGCATGTTCTGGCAGGCGCTCAGAGGTCGTTTGCTTTCCCGTCCGACCTCCTACGCAGGGATATCAACAATAGGGATCACGGTTGAAACCGGCGGCCAGCTGGCGGCGCAGTCAGACAAACGTGTGAGTGTTGTCGCCACGCGAAACTATGATGGCGGTGGTGACAGGACAATCAGCGGGGCATTCCTGCATCTGGCCCGCAGTCTGGGGTATCGCGACGACCAGATCGACATTTCCACAATTAACATGCTTGAGGCTAACTACTGGACGCCACGAGGCGAGTATTTTGACCATCAGGCAAGCAGTGACAGCACGTCCGCAAAGGATATTTTCGACAAGATTGCTGAAGCAGGCATGGGGTATTTTCTGCTGTCTGACGGCTTACTTTCCGTCGGGCGTGAAGGGGTCAAAAGCTGGACCGGAATCATCACCCCCCAGGATACTGTCGAGGATATGCAGACATCATTCAGGGTGCCTTCGGAGGACGATTTTGATGGCGTGGATGTGAAATACATCAATCCCGTTACCTGGGCGGAGGAGACCGTACAGTGCCGGACGCCTGAAAATCCGTTCCCCCGGAAAACGGAGGCTTACACCATCGATGTCGTCATGACAGCGGATCGTGCCTGGCGTATCGGGATGCGCCGGTTAATGAAATATCTTCATCAACGCCGGACGTATACGGCTACAACTGCAATGCTGGGATGGTGCCATGATTTCGGTGATCACATCATTTTGTCAGATGATATTCGAACCGGGAAAACCCAAAGTTGCCTGATTGACGCAATGACATACGACTTTCAGGAAATAACGTTACATGTCACCGAGCCCCTGGACTGGAGCTATACAAATCCCCGGTGCTGGATACAGTTTCAGAACAGTCGTCCATCGTCACGGATGCTGACGCCGCAGCGGATAGATGATTTCACTCTTACCATACCTTACAACGACGATCTGCACCCGGAAGACTGGATTATGGACGACCCTGATATTGATCCACCGCGTTTGCTGTTCTGCGACAGTGAAAAAGGTGCCCGGCATGGGATAGTCCAGGAGGTCGCCCCCTCCGGTGACAGCAACTGTCAGATTACCGCGCCGGAATATAAAGAAATTTTCTACGCCTACGACGACGCCACATACCCCGGCGACGTCGCGTAATACCCCATAAAAACCCCTTATTAACTCTTTTCGCACAAACCCTCGTTTGCGCGAACGCCTTTTTTGGAGCAAAAGACATGGCTGCAGATGAACTGAATCCGCCGCTGGGAACGACGACGCCTGAAATCTTTTTAGAGAACGTTAAGCGGGCCGATCGGTTAGTGAACGGTCCGGCCGGAACGGTTGACGACCGCGGCGGGGAACCGCTAGATACCTGGCGTCAGATGATGGCGAAAAATGATGAGGTCAGGCAGAACATCATTCCGCTGAGTAAGCAGTATATGACGCTGGCGGCAGCACAGGCGGATATCGCTAATATCCCGGAAGGTAGCTCGACGTATTACCGCAGCCCTGATGATAGCGCCCTGGCTATTGAGGTCATGAATGTCGCCGGGAATCTACAGGAAACCGGAAGGAGGATGATCTCAAAGGAGTATGTTGATGCGCTGAAAAAGCTTATCAATGTCTCATCGGATAACAATCTGACCTTTTTTAACGATGTCGATGATGCCACTGTCACAGTGCAGGATGATTTCGGAGATATGCATCTGGCAGGGATGCCAGGTTCTGTCCGGGACCGGCTGAAAACACTTCAGGCAAATAAGGCTCCGGCCATTCTCAGGCTGACGGATGCAGAAAACGCTGCCTACGCCTCTGTTGATGAGTACGGACACCTCAGGCTGTCTGGCATGACTGACAGCGTCCAGGAGCGGCTTGACACTTTAAAGAAACGGGTTGACGAGATGCGTAAGCGCCGCATGATTCTGGACGTGAGGGAATGTGGGCGGCATGGTGAGGCAAGGGAAAGCTCTACTCGCAGACTTCAGCGCGGATTTGACTGGTTGTCCGGAGAGGGCGGCGGTTTTCTCTACAATCCTCCAGGATATTTTGAGCTTTATCAGCCAGTCATCCCACGGTCGGGGGTCTCCCTGCTAGGTGCGGGTGAGGATGCAACGATATTTTTACCGATGGGTTACCTTCCTGCATTTCAGTACCGAGGGAAGCCAACCGAAGCATCGCCGGAGATTTACCTCGAGAACATTCAGTTCTTTGATTTTTCCATTGATGGCGAAAATCAGCAGCTACATCCGATAAGTGGTTATATTCCCGATATTAAAGGCATCTTCCTTCAGTATTACCGCAACGCGGTATTTGACAGAATTACTATACGTAACACCGGCGCTACGGGATTCGGTATGGATATGCATGACAGGGCATCTATCTTTCGGTGTCTGGCTGAAAATTGTGGACGACTGGCTACAGTCGGAGCACTTGGTGCATCTGGTTTTGGAATCGGAACCAGCTTCCTCAGTAGTGAGCCTTTCTTTGCCAGCCAGCTTATTGGACGAAATAACAAAAACTTTGGGATTTTCTTTGAGCCGCAGCGTGGCACCGGGACATCGCAGGATGCCATCGTGACTGACAGCACGTTCTACGGAAATTATGCCGGACTGGCAGATTGTGGTATCGAGGGGCTGATTGCATCAAATCTGAATCTTCGGGAAAACCAGTACGGTTTTGTAGCCGAGCCAGGCACCAATGGTGGAGGTAATCCAGGTTTCAGAGGGAAGCTTAATAACCTCATCATCAAGGGAAATGCAAAACACGGTATGTATTTTAATACCGGGAAGTCGGCCGAGATTATCGGAGAGTACGCGATTACTGGTGGTCACATCTCTGAAAATGGTGAGGACGGTATAAATGTCCGGTATGCCAGTGAAGTAACCAATAAAGGTCTCAGGATATCTGATGTCGATATCAGTGATAACGGACGTCATGGCGTCAACTTTGAGGCAGGGCCGGTCGTCAATGCGCATATCACTAACAGTCGTTTCTGGAATAACGGAAGACTGGCTCCCGGCAATGGAATTAACAGTATCCGTAGCGTGAAGAAAAGTCGTTTTGCGATGAACAGCTTTTACGATTTTCAGGATGTACCTACGCAGCAATATCCCGTATACATCAGCGGGGATATGGAGGATGTCGATATTTCCTTTAATCACGGCGCAGGCAATGTGCATAACGAACTGAACCTGACCGGAAATAAAACCCGCGTCACCACACTTAGCAACCCAGGAATTGATTCATGAAAATAAAACTCCGGTTTATGAATGCTAGCGTGGCTCTGCGCTCTCAAAAATCATCAGGTTGTTATTTTAGTGGGTGCACCTGTCAACAAACAAAACAATCAGCTTTTATCAGTGACTGTCTGATTGCCAATAATCGTAATGACGGACTGTTTTTCTCGGGTGAATAATAATGGCGACTATTGTACAAAGTAATATGAAGTTTAAAGGTGATGTGAAATTACCTTCAGTAAATGCCCCTCTACCGGATGGCGCTAATATATTCGCTGATTTCTCCACCGGTCGGTACGTCATAAAGCATGCCAGCGGTAACGTCATCCGTTCTGCAGCCCTGACAGATATTCTGTCATTTTCATGTGCCAGTGTAAGAAGCTACG